TAAAGAAAGTGATATTGCTAATAAATTTTAAACAAATAAAGGAAGATTTATGAGAAATAAATTTGGTTTGCCTTTGATCTATGATTTTAATATAGCTTTAAGGGATAAAAGGAGAATAAGGAACTTGGAATATATGAAATGGAACTGTCCTAAAGGTTGGAAAGAGCTTTGGAGCAAGAAATTAGACCAATTAAAAAAGAATATAAATGAAAGAAAAAATAAAACTCTCAACTGAGATTGAAAAAGAAAAACTGTATATACAAACTTTTAAGAACATCATTGAGGGATCTAGGTCTATCAATGGTGTTACTTGGAATAAAATTAAAAACCTAAAACCAAAGGATCAGATACAATGCTTGAAACAATTATCGCAATAGAGATCGCATTACTTATTTTTTATTATGCAACCAATTAAAAGTAAAAATTGCAGCAAATGTAATAAAGAATTTAAATATAAAAATATTACATCAATTCCTAAATATTGTTCTTGGAGATGTTTTCAAGATGTAAGAAACGAAAGAAAAAAACTTAAAAGATTAAGTAATATAGTTATTATAAAATTAAATTGCAAATTTTGTAATAAACAATTTAAAAAACCTAATAATATTAAAAAATTATATTGTTCCAAATCTTGCTCTTATAAAATGGATTTAAAAAGAGATAGAGATAGAAAAAAACATTTATTAAATACAAATCCTGATTATAGAAAACATTATTATGAAGTAAGAAAAGCATGGATAAGTAAAAACAAAGATAAAGTTAAAGAATATTTAAAAAAAGCACAATCTAAAGAATCTTATAAAATTAAAAGAAAAATTTATCATAAAAAATATATGCAAATACCGGAAGTAAGAGAACATAGAAAAAAACTTTTAAAAAAATATTATTGGGAAAAAGGTTATAGGGAAAAGAAAAAAGAATATAAATTAAAAAATAAAGAACATATAAGAAAACAATCATGTGAATATGCTAGAAGACCAGAAATAAGAGAAAGAGTAAGAAATCAAATAAGACAAAAATTAAAAAATAATCCTGAATTTATTTTAAAATCAAGATTAAGAACAAGATTTTATCAATATGTAAAAAGAGGATTAGCAAAAAAACAAGTTAAAACATCTGAATTAATTGGTTGCGATTGGAAATATTTAAAAAATCATTTACAAAGAAGATTTAAAAAAGGAATGAGTTGGCAAAACTTTGGCGAATGGCATATAGACCACATAAAACCAATGGCACATTTTAATTTATTAGATGTTAAAGAACAATATGAATGTTGTAATTATAAAAATTTGAAACCAATGTGGGCTACAGATAATTTAAGTAAAGGAGCTAGATATGTCGGATAAGAAAAACATTTATTTTGATATAAGAACCTGTATTAAATGTAAAAACAAAGCTGATGTAGTTGAGAAAGGCAAAGACTATTGTGCTTCATGTTGGTTTAAATATTTCTCAGGTGAAAGCATTGAAGAATATGAAAAAAGAAATAATGAATTAGAACAAGCAAGAAAGGATAAAAAAAATAATGGATAAAATAAAAATATTACATGGAAATGTTTTTGATAAAGTAAAAGAATTAAATGACAATTCAATTAATTGCGTTGTAACTTCTCCTCCTTATTGGGGTTTAAGAGACTATGGGACTGCTACATATAAAGGTGGAGATTCAAATTGTAAACATACTATTACAGATGGGATTGTTGATAATAAAAATAATAAACTAATTGAAAGACCAGATAGATCATCAGATAAAAAAAATTGTGTAAAATGTGGTGCTATAAGAATTGATGACCAATTAGGATTAGAACCAACTTACCAAGAACATATTAAAAATATTGTAAATCTTTTTAAAGAAATAAAACCAAAATTAAAAGACTCTGCAACAATATGGCTTAACTATGGTGATAGTTATGCAACAACTATAAATGGTAGAAAAGCAAAAGATGTAAAAAATGATGATAGAATGTTTGTAGATAAACCATTTTCTACTATTCAAGGTTCTATAAAACCAAAAGATTTAGTAATGATACCAAATAGAATTGCTATAGCTTTACAAGATGATGGTTGGTGGATTAGATCAGAAATAATATGGCATAAACCAAATCCAATGCCTGAGAGTGTAAGAGATAGACCAACTTCAGCACATGAAAAGATATGGTTAATAACTAAATCTAAAAAATATTATTATGATGCAGATTCAATTAGAGAGCCTTTAGCATCAACTTCATTAACAAGATTAAATCAAGATATTAAAAATCAAAAAGGTAGCACTAGAGGTAATGGTGGAATGAAATCAAATGGCAATATGAAAGCTGTTAGACCTTATAGAGTTTTAGATGCAGACCAAAGACCAGAATTTGTAGAAACTAGAGATTTACCTGAACATAATGAATTAAGAGAGTATTTATCGTTAAATAGAAAAAATAAAAATATTACAATTGATGAAATAGAAAAACATTTTGGCAATCAAGCTGGTCATCATTGGTTTGAAAAAAATGGCAGCTATCCAAGTAAAGATGATTGGATTAAATTAAAAAAATTATTAAATTTTGATGATACTTATGACAAACAATTAACAACTATAAATTTTAAAAGTGGACTAAAACAAAATCATCCTTTAGGTAGAAATAAAAGGAATGTTTGGACAATAACTACAAAGCCTTGCAAGGAAGCTCATTTTGCAACTTTTCCAAAAGATTTAATTGAGCCATGTATTAAAGCAGGTTGTCCTGAAGGTGGTATAGTTTTAGATCCTTTTGGTGGAAGTGGAACTACAGGAATTGTTGCATCTCAAAACAATCGTAATGCTATTTTAATAGAATTAAATAAAGATTATATTGATATTGCTAATAAAAGAATTGATAAAGAATTAGGATTATTTAATAAATGAGAAATTTATTTGAAACTGTAATTGATGTGGGTAGTGGTTTAATATTATCTACATTAATTCAATTATTTATATTTCCATTTTTTGACCTACATCCAACAGTTCTTGAGAGCTTTCATATAGCAGTTATATTTACAGTTATATCTATGATGCGTTCATGGTTTTGGAGAACTATATTTACAAGGAGAAAACATGAAAAAAGTTAAATTACAATCTAATGAAATAGAACTTGCTTTAAATGTAGCTGCTAAAAGATTTATTGGTAATGTTAAAATGGGTAAAGGCTTTTCCTATGGTTATCAAGGAGATTATAAAAAACAACTTGGCGACTCATTTTTAGGTGCTTTAGGTGAGGTGGCTTATGCTAAATCAACTAATTCATTTTATAATGGATCTTATACTGACAACTTGGAAAGATATAACGACTCAGATTTTCAAAACAATATTGAAATAAGAACCCAAGAAAAAAAAGAATACAATTTCCTTTTAATTAGACCAGGAGAGAAAAAAGGAAAATATATTTTAATTATCCATGAAGGCGATTATGAATTTTCTATATTAGGTTGGTTTCCTTTTATAAATGATATGCCAGAACGATTAACTAATTTTGGTTACAACAATAGACCTGCGGTTTACAAAGTAGATATTAAAGAACTTTATAATATAAATGACCTCTAAAGTTGTAATTAATTATGTATAGTTTATTGACTATTTTTGTATTATGAGTATTAAAAACACTATGAAAACAATTGGGAAAGAGTGGACAAAAAAACAGGAGGGTGGGATGTTTACAGCTGACCACTTATCACCATCACAACTAAATAAAAATATAGATCAATGGTTTAATGATTACTGCGTTTTAACTGCTGCTCAAAGAAAAGCATTAATTAGTAATCTTAAAATGGACTTTGGCGGTTATGTTGGTCAAGCATTACAAGATATAATAGTTTACGATTTAACCATAGATGAAGTTATGAAAGGAAAAAAATGACCGATAGAATAATGCAAGACCTTGCAAAGCTACAAACAGAGAATAGAAAATACAAAGAACAAGTAAAAGGTTATGTTCAAAAGTTGTTAAGCAGAGATGAAGAAATAATAAAATTAAAAAAACAAATAAACGACAATGAACTAAAAGAAAAAATGGTAGCTAAGAATAAAAGTTATTTAGAATTAAAAGCTATTAAAGATGTTGAGCAAGTAAAGGAAAATATTAAATTACAGGAAGGAAAACATGAAACTAAGACCACAAACAGAAGAAAAAAGTAAAGGCGGAATGAAAGAAAGAAGGCAGATTTGCCTACAAAATGTTGGTAAAATTCCAACAGTAAATATTAAAGGAAAGAAATATTCTACAGTAAACGAAAGACATAAACATTTATTAGAGTATTTTCCAGAAGCTAGGTTTAATGAGGAAGTTTTATTCCATGATGCAGATAGAGTTATAATGAAAACTGAACTTTATATTTCTGATACTATTTATGCGGTAGGTCATGCAGAGGAGTTTAGAAATAGTTCATTTATTAATAAAACAAGTGCATTAGAAAATTGTTCTAGTTCGGCTCTTGGAAGATGTTTAGCTGCCTTTGGTCTATCAGGATCTGAGTATGCTAGTGCAGAAGAATTAGTAAACGCTTTGAACAACCAAAATACAAATACTCAAAGCACAACTAAAAAAGTTTCAATTGAGGATGAGATTAAAAGGCAAACAACTGAAACCAAGTTGACTGCTTTATTCACCAATTGGAAAAAAGATGGCAATTCAGATCAAGAAATTGAAAAGCTATTTCAACAACAACAACAACTAATAAAAAAAAATGGAGGACAAAATAATGTCAACAAATGGTAATGCAAAACAAAAAGACTTTGTGCTTTTCCCATACAAAAACGAAGATGAAAGAGCTATCAAGATTGCTTTCTCAGGTAATGTAGTTTTAGATTCTGGTAATAAAGGAACTATACTTGGAGTTAAAGGAGTATCTAAAGATGGTAAAAGTAAATTTGTTAGAGTCTTTGCTCAAGTAGGGATTCTATTTAAGGGGGACGAAAAATTTACTGGTGAAATGAATTATCCAGATGCCGGTGGTCAAAAAGGTTTAATTGGTTGGTTAAACGATGAAGGTACTATCTTGTCAGGCTA